CCTTACCGTAGATGGCGGCGGAACCTATATTGGTTCGCACTCAATTTTGAATGCTAGTTAGTGTTAAAGAATTATAAATAATGACAGAAAAAGGATTAATTATGTCTAACAATGATTTTGAAACTGATGATCAATATGATCTTGATAATAACTATAAACTAGCTAAATCTGTTGTAACAGATTTTCTTAATGATAAACCAGCTAGTGCACAAGACGCAATTAATGATCTAATGACTGATAAGGTTCGTGATGCTATTGCAGGTCAAAGAGTTGAAGTAGCTTCGACATTAATGGATCCTGAAGTGGAAGCAGAACCTGAAGTTGAGCCTGAAATCGAATATGACAGTGATGAATCAGACACTGACACAGAGGAAGAAGAAAATGAAGACGTTCAAGGAGATTAGTGAGAAAGCAGGAGCAGTTGCTGTTCCGGGTGCTGGTCTAGGTCATGCGTATCCAAAAGGCGCACGTCATAAAGATTTTACAGATAAGCATGCTACAACTGTAGCTAAGCACCCTGTTGCAGATGATAGTCAGTTTGATGGCACAGTTCCCGGCAAGAAAAAGAAAAAGCGTCTTGCTGACTATGATTATGATAAGACCCAAAATAAAAAGACTCCTGATATTGATCAGGATTCAGATAACCAAGATGCAGCAGCTTACGAAGAAGTTGTCATTACAGATGACATGCTCGAGGATGAATCAGAAGTTATTACTGATGATATTGCAGAAGCTATTGCTGAAGTATATGAAGCTCTTTCAGAAGAAAACAAGTCCGCGTTTGACATTCTTCTTGAAACAGACGAAGGCTTTGATATGGTTTTAGAATTTGTAAATGATTACGAATTTATCACAGAAGAAGAAGGCGTAGAGTAATGGCTATTAAAGCACTTGCAAATACCATCGCAACTGGTTCAGCAACTAATGTATACCTAGCATCTGCTGTCCATCTTGCAAATGATGGAACCGCTAGAACAGTTACAATTGCAAACACAATCTCAATTGAGAATGGTGGCGGTCAGGCTGCAAGTGTTAGATTGCCAATTAATGGTCAACTAGTTATTAGGAAACGTCCTACAGATACTGTATCCGGTGCTGCAGGTTGTTATGCTACAAAAGTTGCTGAAGGTGGAGAGATCTAATGAAGCTATTTGCAGAAGTAAACGAAACAGTTAGTATTGTTGAAGAAGTACTCGACGAAGCCACAGGTAAAAAGAACCTCTTTATTGAAGGTGTCTTTATGCAAGCTAACGTCAAAAACCGTAATGGTCGTGTATATCCAACAGAAGTGCTTGATAGAGAAGTTGCTCGCTACAACGAAGAGTATGTTCAAAAGAAACGTGCTTTTGGAGAATTAGGACACCCACAAGGTCCTACAATTAATTTAGAACGTGTATCACATCTGATCACAGATCTTAGAAAAGAAAACGACAACTATATTGGTAAAGCCAAAATTATGGATTCACCTTATGGTCAAATCGTTAAAGGTCTTATTGGTGAAGGTGCTCAGCTTGGTGTTTCATCAAGAGGTATGGGTACACTCAAGCCAAACAGAGATGGTGTTAATGAAGTCCAAAAGGACTTCTATCTAGCTACAGCAGCCGACATTGTTGCTGATCCCTCCGCCCCAGATGCATTTGTAAATGGCATCATGGAAGGCGTTGAGTGGGTCTGGGATAATGGCGCTTTGAAAGCTGTAGATCTAGAACAGATTAAAGAACAAATTGAGTCCGACACTGAGAGTAGAAGAAGTAAAGAAGAAAGATCTCTAAGAGCTTTCGAATCTGCAATGAAACTACTCTCGAAATAACTTTTATTATAAATAGATAACGATATACATCGTTCTTAATCGATTAAGGAGCACTAAGACATGTCTAAACAGGAACAAGAAGTAGTCCTAGAAGACGGCCTAGACGAAGCTACAGTTCCTCATACAGGTGGTGCAGGTGTGCCTGCCGCTGAGGTTCCAGAGCCAGTTGCTAAAAGCGCTGGTAAGCGTAAGGCTGATAAGGATGGTGGCGAAAAAGCTACTCCCAAACTTCCAGGCACCAAAGCCGGTATGATTGCCGCTATGGTTAACGTAATGAGCGGCCGCAAGATGGCTGATCTCCAAAACATTTATTCTTCTATGACAGAAGAAACTTTATCAGATGAAGAAGCTGAGCTAGAAGCAGTTGATCTCGACGTAACCGAAGATATCGACTCACTACTAGGTGAAGGTGATTTCTCTGATGAGTTTAAAGCAAACATTGGAACATTGTTCCAAGCTGCTGTTGCAGCTCGTATTGCTCAAGACCAAGCTCGTCTTGAAGAAGAATTTGAATCTAAGTTTGAAGAGTCTGTTGCAGAAGCTACAGATTCAATGACTGAAAAAGTTGACGAATACCTAAACTACGCCGTCAATGAGTGGAAAGAAGATAATGAAGTTGCTATTGAATCAGGTATTCGCGCAGAGCTAGCAGAAGACTTCATTAAAGGTCTTCACACTCTATTTACCGAACATTACATTGAAGTCCCAGAAGACAAAGTAGATGTTGTTGAAGAGCTTGCTACTAAGGTCGAAGACCTAGAAGACAGACTCAACAAACAAATCGCTGAGAATTCTGAGATGTCAAAAGTAGTCGCAGAACACAAGGCAGAAGAAATTTTTACAGCAGTTGTTGAAGGCCTAGCCGATACAGAAGCTGAAAAAATGAGAACTTTTGCTGAAGGTATTGATTATGATGGTGATGATGACTTCCGTTCAAAACTCGAAGTTGTAAGAGAGAACTATTTCCCAACTAAAGCCGTAGCGCTTGAAGTTGATGAAGTAGCTCTTGAGGACAATGAGGATCAGGAATCCAAATCTTCTGACCCTGTAATGTCTATGTACGCTACAGCGATCAGCAGAACAATCAAGAAATAAATATAGTATAACAGATACAAACAGGAGAAAAAAATGTACTCTGAAGATCTATCAACCAAGTGGCAGCCAATTATTGAGCATCCTGATCTTCCAACAATTCAGGACGTTCATCGCCGTCAGACACTAGCTACCATTCTTGAGAACCAAGAAAAAGCAGCTAGAGAAGACGCCGCTGGCTCAGCCGGCTATGCAGCCCCATCCCTTTTGGGTGAAGCTGCTCCAGCAAACGCAACCGGTGGTGTAGACAATTACGATCCAGTGCTTATCAGCCTAGTTCGTCGTTCTATGCCTAACCTAATCGCCTATGACATTTGTGGTGTTCAGCCAATGACTGGTCCAACCGGACTAATCTTTGCTCTACGTCCACGTTATAGCTCACAATCAGGTGCCGAAGCACTTTACAATGAAGCCGATACAGACTTTTCTGGATCAGCTGCAGGTAACACCGCTTCTATCCAAGCAGTCAACGCTTCTGCTGGTACTGGTCATACTGGTACAGATCCAAATGCTCGTGCATCTGGTTCAGGTTACACAGTAGACACTGGTATGTCAACAGTAGCTTCCGAAGCCCTTGGCGATGGTGCCAAGAATGCTTTCAACGAAATGGCATTCTCAGTTGAGAAAGTTTCAGTAACAGCAGTTAGCCGTGCGCTAAAAGCTGAGTACAGCATGGAGCTTGCTCAAGACCTAAGAGCCATTCACGGACTAGACGCTGAAACAGAATTGTCAAATATTCTTTCAGCCGAAATTCTAGCTGAAATTAACCGTGAAGTTATCCGTACAATCAACTACTCTGCTAAAGCAGGTGCTGATCAAGGTAACGTCACAACAGCCGGTACTTTCGATCTAGATGTTGACTCAAACGGTCGTTGGTCAGTTGAAAAATTCAAAGGACTAATGTTCCAAATCGAGCGTGATGCGAACAGCATTGCCCGTGACACCCGTCGCGGTAAAGGTAACATCATTATCACTTCAAGTGATGTTGCATCAGCTCTACAAATGGCCGGTGTACTAGATTACACACCAGCTCTAAACAACAACCTACAAGTAGACGACACAGGTAACACCTTCGCTGGTGTGCTTAACGGTCGCTATCGTGTATACATTGACCCATACTTCACCAGCACTTCCGGTGGACGTCAGTACTACACAGTCGGTTACAAAGGCTCAAGCGCCTTTGATGCTGGTCTATTCTACTGCCCATATGTGCCGCTACAGATGGTACGTGCGGTTGGTGAAGACACCTTCCAGCCTAAAATTGGCTTCAAGACTCGTTACGGCATTGTTGCAAATCCATTTGCAACTGGTGGCGCTGATGGTAACATCGGCTTCGGCGGTAACACACAGTCTAAAAACATCTACTACAGATTGGTAAATGTTTCTAACCTAATGTAGGTTAAAACAATAAGAGTTGGGTTAACCAACCTAACATGATCAGGGCGACCTTTCGGGGTCGCCCTTTTTTTGTTGGATAAATATATGAGGAGCTTAATATGAGTA